GTCTGAAGTCCGTCAAATTCTCTAGGCTCAGTAATCTGAGAACCTTTGAGAAATTTCAGTGACCAGTTGAGAGCAAGAGCCTTGGTCTTCATAGACTCGTGAACCGCTCTTTGATTCGCACCCATAGTTTCCAGGATGAAATTGTCGACGTCAAGGTCTCCACCTGCGATAACTAGAGGTTCAGTTATCGGATTGAGAACGCCAGTTCCTTCACTAAATGCTTCATTCACTCCACGAAAACCAATGCCTGGAAGAGTTTGTTCTCTGTTATAACGCATGGCACTTCCCATGATTGTGTCAAAAGGAAGTACACGCAGAATGTCTGCGCTCCTTGCATAAATCTCTATAATAGCAGAACGAACTGGGTCTCCAGCGTAAAGCTTCGCAGCTTCAACAAGAGTTAAACTCATTTGTTACTCCTTCTAGTTAGTTTACACACTATCCTGTTTCTCTCGCTCGCTTTAACCTTTCTACTGGAGGTAGGCTACTCAGGTCTGTCCTACTGCCATGAGTATTACCTTGTGAACCTCCTCCTGTAGGTAGTGTATTTGCTTGGTGATGAAGATTCCTGTCCTGGTTGATCCATTTTGGGAACAACTGTTTTGGGGTCCCTTCAACTGTTTCTACGTCTCCCTTATCGTTGATAAGTTCTATAGTAACCCTGGTCTCAAAATCTCCAGTAGGTTGTCCATCTTGATTAACTGTTTCTTCAAGTCGCGCTCTTCCTTCCTGCTCAAAAACCATTCTTGTCTGTTCAGGATTGCACAACTTAGCTTCACCAAAAGAAGCATAAATCTCATTACTTATGGTTGATCTTGTGAAAAGTGTTTGCCATTTTTCAGAATTAGCTTTGTCCTTAGCAGACGAAGCCTCAATATCTCTTATTCTCTTTTCGGCATTTTTATTAGCCCTTTCTTCTGCGGTCATACTTTCTTCTCTGAGCCTTTCTACTTCTAAACGTACTTCAGAAAGCTCAGACTTTTCTTGTTCTATCGATTCAATGATAGGTTTAAATTTGTCTTCAGTTCTCTTCCTTGTATCTGATATAAGGTGTCCATAAAACACGTCTAATTCTTTAGGAATCTTGATCTTCTTCTTTGTTACTGGATCTTCTCTTTCTACAAAAACTTGATTATCTCCTGCACCATCTCCTGCACCATCTCCGTCTACTACACCGTCAGGTTCTGTATCTCCATGACGTTGTAAGTCAAATACGAACATGTCTTCAAAGTTATCCTTTGTCAACTCCAACTTGTACTTCCTCATCTTTGCCCTCGCTATCGTCTGATTTTATAGTCTGTGCTTCTTTTTCTATAGAAGCTAAACTGTTTGTATCAAACTCTTTAGCTTCCAAATTAGCTGAAGTAATTTCAGAAAGAATTTCTTCTAAGTCTTTCTGGTCTATGCTTCCGCCTAATCCTTTTTGAACCATTGTTTTATAAACCGCCTTCTTTAACTTCTCAAAGGGCCAGTATAGAAATCTTGACAGCGAAACCATCTGTGTTTCAATATCTGCTGAATCATAATCCGTATTGTAAGTTATATCTATATCATCAACACTAGTCTGTTTCCCATCCCAAGCTAAAGATGTAGCACAGATCCACCTTTCCAAAGACTGCATGGAAAAAGCCCCACTGAGAAGCAGTGTCTTAACCTTCAACAAATCAAGCTTCTTAGCTTTTCCACTTTGTACAAATTCCTTCTCCGCGTCAGTGTCCATACCAATCTTCTTAAGTATTTCAGAAGCGTACATATTAAGTACTTCTAAATAACTGGAATCGCTATCCAACGGTGCTGTGTCAAAAGTAGGCTTACCCATAGACCCATTAAAAGGAATCGCACTAAGTGAGCCTATGCCTCCAACCAACATATCAGGAGGAAGTGAACCATCCTCCGTAGGGTAAAAAAGAACGCGCAAAGTACCCATATACATCATCTCATCAAGAAGAGAAACAGTGTTATAAATAGACCTCGAAAGAATAGAAGGATCCTCCATAACACTCTCAGCTATATCATCATTATCCACATCCTGCCAAGTAACCAACCTTACAGGAACATACCCAACATTATGGTAAACCTTCTCACCTTCAACTGCCGAATCACCACTAATGATTGTAAACTGTTGAAAATACTCCTTTGTCCAAAGAGTATATTTAACAATATCCCTCGTAACAGTTCTAGGATCACTCTTTTCCGTATAACTATCATCCAGTATTATCCAATCCAATTCCCCTTTCTCATCGTTAGCAAAGTCCCTTATATAGAAAGGTAAGTACAAAGAACAGTAAGGGTCAATCCCTGCGTCTCTTCTTTGTTTCTTAGTCTTTATAAGGTCTGAGTCAAACTCAGGAGAATCAACAAGAACTGCACATGTAAACATTAAAGAAAAAGCTGCGACCTTCTTCATGAAAACATTAAGAGGTTTGTGTCCTTTCCTTTCTCTAAACAGATAACTAACTGCATCTGTATTTTTCCTTGTTGGCGGTGGAAAGTAAAGAAACCCTGAAAGCAGATTAACTATAGGAGAAATCTGATTAAGGTAAGGAGCTCTTTTCAATCGCTCTTCATAACTCCTTGTACCTTCTTTGGAATGTCTGAATAAGTATTCCCCTCTTCTGTAAAGTTCTCCACCTATGTAAGAATCGTATATAAGTTTCCATATTTCTAATTTCTCAGATATCTTTGCGTCACGTCGTGAAAAGATTATACTATTCTTATCAATCATTCCTATTGTCCTTCTTTAAATGTATCACAGAATACCCCGCAATCTGGCAAAAGTACCCGTTGTTTATGACCTTTATTTAGAGGCAAATCCTCAAGGAAAAATTCCTTGAATATCTTGTATCCAATCTTCTTTTCTAACTTACACCTTGACTCAAATACACCAGGAAAGTCTTCTCTTATCTGGTTCCAATATCCCATTCCACCTTTTAGACATCCAACGCAATTATTGTTTGGATAACCTAGTTCGTACATAGTGGGTCTTTGTATTCCAGCTTCTTCTAATAGCCCATGAGAAGTTTCTCTGTAAAATTCGTTATCTATCAATGGAAACTCATGGGTGTGCATTGGGTTATTGTCACAGAGCCTTTTGGCTCTTTTGGTTTCTTCTAAATCAAAGCCCCATATATAAGTGAACTCATAATTAAGTTCCAGCTCGTAAGTTTTTCTTACTCTTCTCTTTAAATTCTTTGAGCAAGAAGCTCCTTTATTATCACCAAGAAATCCTGAATATAGACAAGCATTTTCTACAGTCTTTAAACTACTCTGTATAATCTCAACTTCTTGTCCAAACCAAACTTCACATTCTTTTACAAAACTTATTGTATCCTCATGCTGATCGTCTATATGGATATAGATTATCTTAATTTCTTTATGCTTTCTTAAAGCCAACTTTGTTGCAACCGCAGAAGATATTCCTGCACTGAACCAAGAAATAACCATATCCAAACCTATATAAAGTAAGCCCCGATATCGGAGGGCCAGACCGAAGTGCGCCGTCTCGTGGTCGCTTACGATCAGCGAGAGCAAGTGTGCATCTAACCACACCCTTCATATCTTATAAACTTAAAAGGTGATTTTCTAAAATACCATATAAGAAATTCTAAAGCATCGGGATAATCATCATGGTCCCATGCCCCATAATAAGCGACCTGTTTCATAGCTTCCGGATAAGCTTTTTCCCAGTCTTCACGGAATGCGACTTCTCCGTTATACAGAAAAGGCTCAATGTTAATTATCCTTGCTTCTTTGTTACTGGAATGATGATGACTCTTAATAATCATCTTCCTTCTTTTAATTCCTAGTTCGTCAGCTATTTCGTCATGGGCCTGTTGGATAGCTTTTTCCAATAATAGTGTACCGTTCGACTCATAAACAAATTCTCTCACGCCGTAACGAAAGTTACGTCGCGCAGCCATCTTTAGAGCTTTCTCTATAGGAATCTTTTTGTCAAGTGCATCGATCAAATAGATCGTACCATCGTTATGTTTCAATCCCCACCATATAGCAGGAAAGTCTCCTTTCTTTATACCCTTTGAAGGGTCAAGAATACAGACGATTTTTCCATCGTTCTTCTTTATAGTCTTTGGGTCGTAGTAAGTAAATCTATGGTAATTGAATACTTTACCTTCTGCTACAACTTCCCAGTTCCCGTCTTCAAGTTGTTTCCTAGTTACTTCATCAAGTTTCCCAAGACTTTTTCTATATTCTCCCTCGTTAATGTGAGGGTTGTCTTGCATCTTTGCGGGTACGAATACCGCGTCTTGGTCTCTCTTTTCTGCATCAACGTATCTGTCTTTCACCCATTGTCCTCGTGCAATCTGCAGTCGGTTAGGTGGGTTACTTGCTCCTCTAAATCTTAAAGGAATAGATGCATACAACTTGTAATAGTAATCTATTTCAGCTTCGCTAAGCATCTTGTACTTAGGAAGTCGTAAAAGGTCTTTCTTGTAAGCTTCTGCGTCTTTCTTTCTAATCCGTGAAAACATGTAGATGGCTTGCTCTTCTCTTATAGCCACCATCTCATCTATACCTACAAATTGAAACTCCGCTGATTGGAAATTAAAATGATCCTTTTCGTTATCCAGGTATCCAAAAGATAATGTAGACCCTGAAGGAAATACCCACTTCTTATCTTGGTCTTTCCATTTGGCGTCGGTTCCGTGTAGCCACTCAAATGCTCTTTCTATAAGTGATCCTGGCATTGATAAGTTTTTGTATGTGTCACGAATAAGAACAGCGGCGTATCCAGGGATATCCACATATTGTAGAGCACACATAAGTAGTGCATCTGTTTTTCCGCCTCCCCCTGCTCCACCGTAAAAAGCTTCCAGGTTTGGGAGCCACATAAACGCGGCCTGTTTAGGTTCTGGTTTATGCGGAACGTATTTGCTTAACCTTGGACTTAGTAGGTTTATTAATTCCGGCTGGGATGACACCACTTTCTTCCAATACTCTAAGGAGTTCTGCCGCATGATTTTCCCTGTTAATTTCTAATTCTATTGAGTTGTTATTTATGGTTACATCCACCCTCGGGGCTTCTTCTTCTTTATCATCTTCAAGGAATTTGGTGGGGTATAATATCTTACCCATAGCTATCGTAGCTTTGAAAGAAATCTCGTCCTTCTCTGATTTCATCAAAACTTTTAAGTTTCCAAAGACCTTCTCCTGTTCTTCACATAAGTAGAATATAAGTCTATCCTGGAATTCCTTATCGTTGTCTAGAACTTTAGCTTGTTCTACAGAAACCCCGCACTTTTTGTATGCGAGGTCTTTGTCAAATGACGATAGATAAGCGGCGACGATGAACTCCTTCTTTTCATTCAACTCTTGAAGATCTACTTCAGTGGTTCCTTCATCAACTATCGTAGTTTGAAGGGGTTCCTTTTTGTCATCGTCAATAGTTTTTTTGTCCATGGTTAATTGTTCATAATGTACTGATTGAGGGTTGAAAAGTCAAGAAGAAAAAGTGCGAATTTTGGGGGATATTTTTATTTGGTAGGGGCTTTCTTTTATTTGGTATACTACGAATAGGTAAATGGTTCTTTCTTTTATTTGGTGTGTTGTGAATAAGTAAATGGTTCTTGGAGGAAATCTCTTGGTCGATGGGGAAAGGGGGCTATATTTGAGTATAACAGTGTTTTATGTATTACTTACTTTATAAAGTTATAAATAAAGGTATTACTTAAATGAATGTTAAAAAATAACGGCTTTAAAAGCCGTCAATAGTGAGATGTTTTTTTATACGTTTATTTACAAGTTATACTCACTCAATAAATCATCACTGTAATTTTCAAGTGTTGACCATACGTCAGTTAATGACTGTACTGTATTACAATCATTGCTATCATCAATAAACTTTTCAATAGTGATAATAACAACATCATGCAATGAGGTTACTTTACTACACTCAAAAAATGACCTTTGAAATTCAATGCTTAATAGTGATAACAAAGTTGGTTCATCAGCTTCATCACATATATGTAGTTCAGCAATTTGCCCACAAATATACTGCAATTCAGTATATGCAACCATAATTTGACCACAAATAAAACCTACTTTTTTGTTATAAAACGCCTGTTCATTTTTTGTCATTTTACTTACCTCACCTTTTTATAAATTAAAAACACCCCATAAGTGAGATGTTTTTTTATACGTTTTACTTTACTTTTTTAATTGTTATCATTGTGCCGTCAATACTGAATGAGTACTTGATTAAACCTTTCAATTTTAAAGCCCTCATTTTTTGAACGGCATTGATGTTGCTTTTTGCATCAATAACAACTACCAATTCATTTATGCTTATTGTACGTTCATTTGTTAAACTGGTTAAAAAGTCACTAATTACTTTTATTGTATTCATATTAATAACCTTAATTTTAATTTTAACTTCATATATAATGTACTAAATAAATGAATAAACGTCAACCGTTTTTGCACTTTTTTTGTAGTGTTATTAAAAAAGTTGTTTTTTCAAAATACCATAAAGTGAGATGTTTTTTTATCACTACAAAAAAGTATGTTTTTTGTATGTTTTTTCATTCACTCACCTGGTCAATTAAACTTATACATTTATTACTTTTTGAAAATACACCAGTACCATTTTTAACACAAAAAAGCCCGTCAATATTGACGGGCTAAAGTGAGATGTTTTTTGTAATTACTTTTCAGTACTTACCCAAAGTGCATTGTATTTTGCCATACCTTTTGAGGGCTTGTAACCATTGTAACCTTCAGGGTAATTTTTACCAACGTGTATAACTGTGTAGTTGTCATTGTCATCAACCTTCACCCATGCCCTTTTTTCAGGTTCACGGTTTTTTACTGCATGACGTATCACCCTGTTCATTTCAGCGTTGCCAACTTTGAACTTTTTGAAAATGGTTAGTAAATCAACTTTTTTAACCTCAATCAAAAAGTCAATAATTGAGTCATAAAGCCCGCTTCCTGACTGACGGCCGTTTTTTGCAGTCAATACCTTAATTGCCTCAAGGGCTTCGTTGTTACCACTTTTTTTAACTTCAGCAATCAATAAATCAATTGCTGATTTTTTAGCAACCGCTTGGGCCTTACGTGCAATTTTTGCTTCAGCTTTTTTTGCTTTTTGTTCAGGTGTTTCAACGTCAATTTTTACGGCTTCATTTTGTGTATTCATTTTGAATACCTCACCTTTTAAATTTTTGTCATTAGTTAGCCGTATTCAGGTTGCCCCGTTTTTTATGGTGTCACTAATAACTGATTTCAAATAACCTTAGCTACTCATTAAATATACAAAAATAAAAACGTAACGTCAACCGTTTTTGCACTTTTTTTATACATTATGTAAAAAATTACATTTTTTAAAATACCATAAAGTGAGATGTTTTTTTATCACTACAAAAAACCGCCGTCAATAAAAAGGGCCAGTGAAAAAACCGCCGTCAATAAAAACCGCCAGTGAAAAAACCGCCGTCAATAAAAAATGATCAAATAAAAGTAATCATTTTTTATTTTTTGAAATAACCCCTGTTACCTTTTTTGCATGTAAAAAACCGCCCTTATATAGTACAAAAAGGGCCAGTGAAAAAAAACCATAAAGTGAGATGTTTTTTTATCACTACAAAAAACCGCCGTCAATAAAAAGGGCCAGTGAAAAAACCGCCGTCAATAAAAAGGGCCAGTGAAAAAACCGCCGTCAATAAAAAGGGCCAGTGAAAAAACCGCCCTTATATAGTACAAAAAACGCCAGTACAAAAAACCCATTTTTTGTAGTACAAAAAAAGTATCACAAAAAACCCTCAAAAACCCTCAAAAAAACCTACACAAAAAGCCCTTTTTGACACCGTTTTTTCAAATAATGTATAGAACTTTTTTATGCCTGGGAAGTTGGCGCGAGGATCATAGACCTTTTTCAAAAATTGAAATTTCAAAATTTTTCAAAAATAATTGCATTATATAGTACAAAATCAAACATACACAAAAAGCGGTTTTTGTACACCATTCATTTAAATAACAAGTGGAACTTTTTTTACCTATATCGGTCGGCGCGAGGATCAGTGACAATTATTTCAGTACGTTCGTGTGGGCATAGGCGAAGTGGGCAAAAAATACCCCCAGTTTCCTGAGGGTAAACAATTTAATCGGAGGTGTTATGAAAAACTTACTTCTGTACTTGCACAGTTTCTACAGGCACAAAACCTTCCCAACCTTGAGGTGCATCTTTTTGCTCACCACGGAAGGTGTAAGTACCTTTCTCTTTGTTATACTGAATCCATCTGCGCTTTGCAGGTTCTGCTTTTTTGAGCACCTTGCGAATCATTGATCCAGCTTCTTTACGCCCAATTTTAAATACCTTGAAAACTTCTTCTTCGTTAATCTGCTTACGTTCAACGACCATTGCAACAAACTTATCTGCAATACTTGAACCACCACTACGTCCAGCACTGAGGCCGTAAAGGGAAGGTTTGATAAGTTTCATCGCCGCTACAACGTCTTGGTTACCTGACTTGTCAGCAAACTCTTTAAGTGTTTTAAGAGCGTTGCTTTTTACTTCTCTTTTTGCTTTTCTTGCTTCGTCTGACATGTTTGATCCCCGCTGATATTTTGGTTTTTACTTATTGTTCAAACAATAAGTATAATTTAATATACTGAATGATACGTATATAGTCAAGCATTATTTTAGCTATACAATAAAAAGTTTAACTTTTACAATAGTGTAAAGGTAAACAATGAAAAAGGCAAAAACGGAAAAAGCCTGAAAAGCAAATCCCTATATAGTACCTATGGAGTATGTTAAAGGTTGAACTAATAAACTAAGACTAAATGTTGTGTAGTTATGGACAGATAGAAGCGGAAACTTTAAAAAAGTGCAAAAACGAGCCATGTTTTGTCAAATGACCTACATAATGATAGTGGTTTTGAACTTTGTAACAAACGTACCAAGTTTGTAACATAAAATATAGCCCATTGTTCAACAAAACAAGGGGTTTTGGGCTACAGTGTTACAATGTTACAAATGTTACAGGGTAAATCTTTTTCAAAATCAAAGTGCCTTCAGGACAAAAATTTGAAAAGGTATGTAACAAGTGTAACATTGTAACACTGTAGCCCAAAAGCCCTTATTTTGTTGAAGGACGGGCCATGAAAACTGTTACAAAGTATGTTACAAAGTATGGTACACCCCCCCCTATAGTATGTAACAAATCACTTGACCTATACAAATTAAACTATGTTTTTTACAACCTTCTTTAACCACAAAAACTCCACTCGTTACAAAAACCGAAAAGGGGTGTCAATAATTCACCATCAAAATAAATTGAACTTTTTACAGTATATCACAAATAATAGTTGCCTTTGACACCGGTATATATTATATTTGACGTATGCTATATATAAATTTAAGGTGATTTATAGTATAGTGAACGGTTTTTAACAAGAACAGTAAAAATTTAAAAAAGGAGTTAGTTATGAATGAAATACAAGTTTCATGTACATGTACACTTGATAGGTGTGAGTTAGTTGATGAAGGCCAGGAAGTAGGGTTTAACATAATAATAACAGAACAAGGTTTCACTGTAATACCTGAAGAACAAGTTTACATAAATGAATCAAACAGCCTTTCAACTGACCAGGAACTATCAATAAGGCAAGAAATGGTCAATGTTTTTATTAACGAACTCAGTCACCAGGAAGCACATAAACTTTGGAACTTTGTAAACATCAGTAAATACAACATCAGTAAATAGCAAGAATGGTTGAAAGGTGGGTTCAACTCCCGCCCTTGCAAAGCAGTAGAATTTAAAAGTGAGGTAAACATTATGGAAGGTCAACTAACTATGGAAGGCTTAAACCCAAAAGATCAACGCAACGCAGAAATACTTAATTCACTTGACGTAAAAGAATACGGGCGTGATTCAAGTAGCGAACCAGCCTTTGTTTACGAACCAACCCTACGCGGTCAAGGACTTTATATTGTAAACCGCTGTAAAGAAGAAGGTATAGCATCACGTTATTGGTTTGGCGAAGTGCAAATATTTGCAAAAACGAAGGGTGATGATTTCAGAGCCCTTGTACTTGAAAGCCTAGAAGTACATGGTGAACCGCCTCCATTAACTGTATCAGTACAAGCCGTAAATAATGGGAACGCTTTACTATGTGTCATGATAAAAGAAAGTGATGTAACTTATGTAACAGAAGATCACTTTCCGGAAGTTGTTGAATTTCAATTCATGGGAAAATTAGCAATAACACAAAATTACAGAATATTCAATACCCAGCGAGAAATGCGTGCTACATTGGCACATCTGGGGTATTTAGTGTAGACTGAAGTTTGTTGACCCTTCTGCATCAACGGCGAACAAAGGTGCAGTTGGGCGAACAAAGGTGCAGTTGGGCGAACAAAGGTGCAGTTGGGCGAACAAATTAAAGGCTAAGGAGTTTATTATGAGTGAAGAACACCTGAGTGAAGAACAACAAGCAGTGACTGACGAACTGGCACATTGGCAAGAGGCTTATGGTAACAAGACTCTTGAAGCAATTAAG